CCTTTCCAGTATCGCTGACCATTTCCTATAATAAGGGCATTTCCATACGTTTTTCTGTTTACCATCAACAAACTCATACCTCTGGGTTTGGTAATCGACATCATTAATGCCCACTCCATAAACCCTGCTCTTCCTTACTTTACTCATCTCATTCTCCTCTCATATAAGACATTAAATATTCGTGAATATCATTATCTACAATACTAGCCATAGTGATATAGTCATTCACAATGTATCCTCGCATCTTCTGAATACCACTGTGGTGATTAGTTACATAAAGATACTTCACTTGCTTATCAATATCAACGATAGCTTCAGCTACTGCTTTGTATCGCTTGTTCTCTTTAGATAAAGTGAACTGTAGTGTTTCTATGAAGTGTCTCCACTCATTTCTATTATTGCAGATCACAGCGATATGTTTCATAAATTCTCCTCAAAGAAAAGCCCTCACTAAGAGGGCTAATTCTATTATGCTTCTTCTGTGTTGTCAACAGCTGCAACAGTTATTTTCTTAGTTTCTTCATCAATATCAAATTCAATCTCACCATTGATAAATTGTAACAATTGTTTCTTTGTAACTTTATCAGTGATCCAGTCTGGCAGAGAGTGTACCTCAGAAGCCATCTCATCTAATTCAGCATACATCTGGGCAAGGTTCTCTTGGTCTTGTTTAGACTTATATTCTTGTTCTTTCTGTAATATCTCTCCTCGCTTCATTAAACGCTCAATAACTTCCTCTGAGGTTAACCACAATTCCTCACCTCTGAATACATCATCTAATTCTTCTTTAGTTAAGAAGTGCTCGAATACATCTTCATATAAGGAACGTGTGCGCTTGTTCACTGCTGTAATGTATTTGGTCATATCGCTATACTTACCTTCGACGTAACCTACGGCGTGATGGATCATCAGCATTGAATGATCGGCTACTTCGTGTCCAGAACAAGCAGCGAAGATAATACCAGCAGCACTAAAGGCATTACCAGATAACACACCAATCACAGGCGCACGACAATTACGCACATGATCTACTAACTGAACACATGTTCCGGCTTGACCACCACAGTTATTAATCACAATGCGAACTAAATCGTTCTCTGTAGCAGCATCTAGTAGTTGTAACAGCTCTAAATACTCGTGAGAATCGCTGATACAATCTGATAAGTAGTAGGTGTACTCGAATGCTCGTGGTGTTACATACACGTTGTCTTTATTTGGTTTGTCATACATAATTATTCTCCTTATAGTTCATCGAAGGCTTTTACAAACAACTTAGCTAAGCCAGAACGAACAACGTCATCTCTGGTGAATGTGACAATACCAATGTTATTAGTTAGATTTTCATAATCTTCACCGTCTAGGTACTCCGGTGTTTCCTTCCGCAACTTCTTAATCAGGTCAGTAATGAATTTAAGACCAGACTCACCTTTAATATCTTGTTGCCAAGCAGCAGTATCCCCACAAACAATCATTTGAGAACCTTCATCAATGCGTGTGACAAGCGTTTGTATAGCTTTAACATCGGTGTTTGACGCTTCATCAACGACAATGATTGTCTTTTTGTAGCTACGACCACGACAGTCTTCAAGTGACTCCATAACGATTTGACCGTGTTCTAAAGCGTATTCAAATTGCCCTGCGCCGAGAACTTGCTTAATCGGGTCAAGCATTGACTGCATGACTGGCATCAGTTTTTCTTCAGAAGATCCGGGTCGCATCCCGATAGTTCTACCTACAAATTCATAAGGGCGGATAAGAACTATACGTTCAAACTCCCCCTCTAAGAACTTATTTACAGCGTAAACACAAGCCACGAACGTCTTGCCTGCACCACTAGCTCCGACTGCAAAATTTAATTGTTTGCTTTTGAGGTTTTGTAGATACTGAACTTGTGCCGGAGTCTTAGGTTTCAAATCAAACAACTTGGATTTGTGTTCTTCATCAAACTTATCTTTGCGCTCAGGCTTAATTGCACCTTCTGCCACTTTCTTAGCGCGTGTTACCTTGCGCTCTCGTGTTTTACGACCACCACCTACGTCCATAATCACTCCTTAACTACTTTTTGTTGTAATGTCAATACTATGTTACGTAATGTATCTGTTAATTCATTGAGACTTATTGCACTGATCACTCTATACAGTGCCATATATTCCCCTTCACGATAAACATAACCGTTGTATCTATTAGGTATGACATCGTTTTCAATGAATATCTGATATACGCCGTGCTTCTCAAAATGAACCAATTGATCCCACATAGACATCCTTAATAATAAATATCTTCTTGCATATTCCGAATACCATCCACCAAGTGTTGAATGATCTCAGAAAATGGTTGAGATTCTTTAGCTAAGAAATAGTTAGCCACTAAAGCAAATGGTAAGATCAGTGTGATCATCAGCACTACACCGATAGTAAACTTCAAATGTTTATACCACATCATTCTTCTCCCATAAATTTGTTCAACAGAGATAACTCGTAATCATCCATTAAAACAACACTAGGACGAATCTTAGCTAACATCATAGTTTCCAGTAAACGGCACACCATCTCGTAATCCATTAAATCCACTTCATCTGTTGGTGGATTCTTTTGGAAATCTTCAATGAAGCGTTGACAAGCATGTACGACAGTGTAAGTATGGTATTGAAATTGCATATTACTCTCCTTTGCTTTCTACTCGTGCTAGAACAAGTTTATATTCATCCAGTTCAGATTCTACACGGTTTTTAGCTTGCTCTAAAGCTTCAATCTTAGTTTTCAAGTAATCTACATTACCGTCAAGTAAGCTTTCCGCTTTGTATACACGTTCTAAATGATCTACAGCGTCATCAATTGTATGATGGAATGTAAATGGCTGCATTCCAGAATCTGCCACATAAACAGAGTATGTGAAACGTTCGTTCATCATTCGTTGCACAGATAAATAACAGTGTGCTGCATGTTTATCAAAGATAGCAGCTAACAAACGATGAATTTTATCTAACAATTGTTCTTCCATAACTCTCTCCTTACATTAACATGGTTGTTGGTGCTTGTGCGTAATATTCTGGATGCACAACAGCTTCCATCCGTTCACAGCCATCAGCAAATTTATCTAAAGTTTGCTGCATACATGCCATTAATGTAGCTAATTCTTCAGAATTATACACCTTCAACAGCGCAACAGCTTCAGCTTCTGACATATTTAACAGAATTGTTTCAACAATATGGTCAATCAGAGGTGTTTCTGATGTATCCATCTTGAATGTTGTATATAATTCTTTACTAATCGCTTCAACTTGAGCAATTTGCTCTGGTGTTTTACAGTCAGCAATAACATCATCTGTAAATGCTCCTAGATATTCTGCTGTGTCAGCATTATTGCGAACGTTTAACATAGACAGTAATACTTCTTTTAGTGTTTGTGACATAATTCTCTCCTCAATTTGATAATGTCTATACATTCTAACACGTAGTTGTCAGTTGTCAAGATGTTAGGATGTTATTTAAATTAGAACGTTCATTCTAAAATTAGAAAGCTACGCGCTAGTGTATGCTTTCACCCGAAGAACTAGGCTTTAGAATAGTTCTTCACCCAAGCATGTAGATGTATCCAATGGTCAATTAAACTCTTAGCCCAAGCGATAGCTTCCTCTGGATCACCGAAAGCATGTGTCGTATGTGTTGCTAAATTATCTTTAGAACAAATATGTGTATAATACACAGTACCAACACAACTGTCTTCTCGCACGTCTGCTTCTGTGAACAAGTGGAAGTTCTCATACACTTCAAAACTATATAAACGATCAGCCATTGACATATTACTCTCCCTTAGTCAGCCAGTGTAGTCGTGGACTACCTGAATAGTTGTTGTCCCATCTGAACCATGCGTAGCAGACGCTATTAGCTGTTTCTTCACGATCATACCCTTTGTCGCAGCTTACGCGGTATGTAAAAATATACACATCTGTAAGCTTACCCATACTCAATAATTGATAATAGCGCTTCTGCCCTTCCAAGAAGTTTAAGCGTAAGAAATGCCATTGAATTGGTGCATATTCAAAACCCTTCAACACAAACTCCGTAGCTTTAGTATATGGCGGATTAGCCAGTATCATAGCAAAGCTTCCCTTACGTTTCGCTAGATCGGTATTGTCGTTTAAGAAGTCACAAGTATATGTGTTTTTATACAGCAGTTTACTCTCATCTTCACAAGGATATAGTTCGTTTGTTTCAAAAGAAACACAACTATCTAAATTGTTATCAAAGAAATCAACAATATCTCCCAATCCTTGACACGGTTCTAGAAGTCTAGGCTCCAAGTCTGTCTTAGCAATAGCTGTTACGTCTGCATTTACATAAGGAAATATGGCGTATAGTGCTTCTTTCGGTGTGATGTAAAGATCTGATGATGACTTACTCTCAATTCGCTTACTATTCGGACTTACCATTACTTAACCTCCTTTAACATTTCGTTTAACTCTTTATCTACTGCTTCACGTTGCTGTTTGTAGTCATAATCTTCAATTTTATGTATTTTATGTGAGAATACCGCCTTGATAACGTTTTTCTCAAAAGTTGTAAATACGTCAAAACCCTTTTTGAAGGTTAGAGTGGTATTGTATAATTCTAAAAAGCATACACCTTTATACCATAAACAATATTGTACGCAATCGTGGTAGTAACCACCATCCACTTCGTTCCTAAATAGGGAGAAGTCTTCACTATGAAATATTTTACATAATACATTTAAAAACGTACTGAGTGGAGGATTGACAGAGAACTCATCACCTTCTGTATCCACAAAGACCATTTTATCTAAATCTACACGTTTCAGCATTGTATTCCTACCATCTTCCTTAGCTTGTAAGCAAGATTCAGGTAAGTCAATAATGGAATCGTCTGCAAATAACTCCGTAAACTTATTAACTTTTGGTTCTTTTTCCTTTTTAACTTTATTGAATAATCTTCCAAACATTTATGCTTTACCCTCTAAATAAATTAACGCTTCTTGTAATAACGCCATCTGCTCGTGAATACGTCGAATAGGATCGTTATAGCCAGTCAAGTAATGTCTGTATAAAGAATCACTATTCTCTTTCTGAATTAGCCACCAACTAGCAACTTCGTATAACTCATTCACTTCGCCTTTTGTTAGCGTAAACTGATTTCCAAAATCACTTAAGACGTGGTATACAGTCACTACTTCATTTCCATGATAAGTTTCAACATCCTCTCCAACAACAAACCCATTGCCTACTTTCTGTCCATTTCGTGTAGCCAATGCCATCCCCACTTCTGGCGTGAACTCGCGTTCATTTAGTTTAGTCATTTTCAATCTCCTCAAATGTTTCTTTGTAAATAAATTGACACACTTGACCATCTTGAGGTTTGTATATCCTACCGTTTAAGTAATACACTCCACCGTTCTCAAGTGTGGGATACTCATAGTAACCTGTGTCTTCCATAATTACAAGCCTAGAACACAACAATTGTTTGGTTGCGCTGTAGGGTAATTTAGGTGTATGTAGTGTTCCATTGACAAATGCAATCACTACTAAAACAGATAACACACCAATCCAGAACAGCATTAAATCTCTGTAGTGTTGCATCGGCTGTTCTCCTACAAATTAGGTTTATTGAATTTAAGTTTCAAACGTTCAAACTCACTTTTCTCACGTTCTTCTTGAATTCTTGCTCGCTCTTTTTCTACTTCAAGGCGTTGCGAATACTCAATATCAGTTTCTTCTCTGTTCAAATAGACAGTAAGCTGCCCCCAACTGTCTCCATAAGATACGACAGTTTCAACCTCATAAGTTAAGAAACCAGAGGGGTGATTAGCGGCTAGAGCAGATAGCCTAATAATTAAATCAGCAACACTACCTTCTGTCTGTAACTGCTCAACTTCTATTTGTATCAATTTCTTCATTTCAAATTCTCCTGATTTACTATATCAATTTTAATCGCTCTACAAGAGCTTTAAAGCAATGTTGTACATAAGTAATACGTTGGCTTAGCTTAACGCAGATATGTGCCTTGTAGGCTCTCTGAGAGCGTTTAATCACTATTGAGCTTATCACGTTCTATTTCAATCTCTGTGCGGTTATCAATGTACCGTTTATTCCACAAAGATGTCAAGAAGTTTTTAATTGCTTTCAGCATTTTGTTTCCCCTGTTCGTTAATCTGTTTGCACATTCTATAGCTAGGTGATCAGAATGTCAATAGATAAATTTAAAAATAGTTGTTGACATTTGTAGTGTGTGTTGGTAGTGTATGTGGAGTGATTTGTCGCAAAGGGTAGTACGTTCATCGCTATTTACTTGCTGATGACTAAATGAGTGTTAAGATTACAGTGTAATGACAACAAAGGAGAACATTATGACTAATGAAGAAATTATCAAGAATATTGCAGATGAGTATGAGCTTCCTGTAGAGCAAGTAGCTTTGATTTGGAGTGTTGCTAGAGCAGCATCAGATGAGTGGCACTACACATCAGGGCAAGAAACTTTAGAAGATTTTGTCACTCAATTTATCAAGGATAAGTTGGTCTAAACTGTGGGGATGATGGATGAGAAATGAATGATTTTGAAAACACTCAAGTGTATGATTCTACTAGAGAAACCTTAAAAGCTACCACTGCTAATGCAGAGAGTGTATCTCTTACTCCTTCTACTACTCTCCAATTTACTAGAGGGTATTATTCCATACTTTATAACCTAAGTAGTAAGATGGTTAAGCTTAATAATTACTTTAGTAAGTTGTATGCAGATAAACATGGTAAGCAGAGTTTAAGTCAATCTAAGTCTTCTATAGAGTGTTGCACTTATAATCTAATCAAAGCTGTTAAGTTAAGTCAGAAGGAGATAAGCTTTTCCTCGGATAGAAACAGATATACTAAGGTCATTCTTAATGGTAATGAGATTAAGACAGATGTTGGTTACACAGCTACGATGCAGATGATGGAACTATTATCTGATCTTGGATTAATAACTATCACTAAAGGTTATAAGGTAAATACCGAGTTTAGTGGTGTAAAGAGTAAGTCTGGTTATTTTACATTGACTCAATCCTTAGTCAATCTAGTGGAAGATAACGTAGACCTGCACAGAGTAAGGATTGGAACAAAGAGGAGTGTTGTTGTGTTGAGAGACGACAATAAAACTGATCTAAGCTTCACAGAAACTAAATACACGAAGGAGATAATTAACGTGCTTAGTAAATACAACAAGATGATGGATAAGCATACAGTGATATATAAAGATGTTCAGTTGGACACTGGCTTAGCCCGTATATTTAACAATGACTTTAATTCTGGTGGTAGGTTATACGTGACAGGAGGTAGTTATCAGACTATTCCATCACAAACAAGAAACATGATCACCATAGACGGAAAGCCTACCGCAGAAGTGGATATTAAGGGTAGTCACATAAGTATTTTACATACGATGGTGGGTAGTCGGTTGCTGAAAGGTTATGACCCGTATGAAATAGAGATGGAAGGTATAGCAGAGTATGACCTACCTAAGCAATCTTTCATGCTTGATACTGTAGATGCGAAACACAATCCCTTCAGGAATCTCGTTAAGGTGGCATTACTCATTATGATTAATGCAGATAGTCATGGTAAGGCTGTTGGTGCAATGGAAGCTAAGGTTGAAGCACAGGTACACTTAGCTTTGGACAAACTGGAAGACAAGCCTGTAGAGGAATTAGCTATGCTCAGGTTTTATGGATTGAAAAACATAGATGTTCGAGAGCTTTTCCGTAGAATTAAAAAGAAACATAAAGTAATTAGTGAGTATTTCTGTTCAGGTGCAGGTGTGTGGCTACAGAAGATGGAAGGTGACATTTTCATAAAGGCAGTAAACCGTTGCGTTGATGAGGATATTCCTGTACTGGTAATACATGATAGCATGAGGTGTATCGACACTGACGTTACTAAGGTCAGTTCTTTCATCGAAGCTGCTTGGCTTGATGTTGTTGGTGATACTACCAACTTGCAATTAGAAATTGAATACAAATAACTATTGACAAGGCACTCTGTATCAATTACACTGTGCCTATCAATTGAACAAAGGAGAAACTAATGGATAAAGAAATCAAGTGGAAGCTTCTAAAACTAGTTATGTCAATTATTTTGCTACTGGCAGTAGATAGTTATTTTGTGAATAAGGAAGCTGAGAGGATCTCGAAGATACCGGAATACGAGCAAGTATGTGCTATGAATTTACTTACTAATGGTTTAGCTGGACGAGCTATGTTACGCGGAGTAGAGAATCACCCAGCAGCGAAAGAGCGCAGTTTCATCTCTGTGTGGTATACTAAACGAGGGTTAGTTAAAGCTTTAGAGGGGTGTTGAGATGTTTGAAGAAATCAGAATGGCTTATCAGATTGCTAAGAAGCTTAAATCTGTTAAGTGGGAAGTGTATTGCCATGAGACGTATGGTGGTGAGATTAAAGCATTTACTGCATTCAGTCCTGAGTATGGTCGCCTGTGGGTAGCAACAGGATATGAATATTTTGGATTAGACAATAAACATTTAAATGAGCATAAAGGTAGTCAACTCTATGATCTAGATAAACTTAGTAATATCAGTAGATGGATTATCTGGAACTTCGGGGGATTCTCTGATATTTATTGGAAGCACTACGTCAGCGCAGAGACAAATAGTAAGCGTAAGCTGAAAGAGATGCAAGAGAAGCTAATTAAACACACGTAGAGAGCTGTAGGAGCGATTTAAATAGCTAGGGAATACCTTTGTAGCCATAAACAGAGAAACACGTTATAAACGCTTCTAGCGTTGTTTAAATTGAATAGGAGAGGATATGAAAGTAGTTAAGTATTGGAGAACAGAGCCAGTTGATAAAGAATCAGATAAATATTGGTCTGGATACCATGAGAGCGAGGAAGCTGCAATCAATCATGTCATAACATGTATGCGGTATGACTTGGGAGATGCGTTTGAAGTATTACCTTATTATGAAATTGTTTATGATTGGAAATAATTTAAAGTAAAGCTTGACACAGAAAATAACACCTGTATAATCAACCACAGCAATAACGCTAAACAAAGGAGAAAGTAAATGAGTAAGAAAACACAAACAATCCAAGAGATCTTAAATTTCGAGGGTGCTACACCTAAACTGAAAGCAGATGCTTTGATGGATCTGGCTAAAGCAGCAATCGCTGAAGCAGAAGTCTTAGCTGAAACACATCAGTTCAGTTTACATATGCAATTAGCATACGGTATGGGTGGCACATTCACAGAAGATTGGCATGCTTCGTCAGACGATGAAGGTAGTCGTCCGTATGCTTGGATGGCTTCAAGCCAAAGTTGTTAATCTGAAATAAAGAGGAGAAGGTATGTTGCAGTTTTTAGTTGTTGGTAGTAAATTATTACAAGGCGTAAAAGGTGTTCGACAACCTTCTCCTAATTCAGATCTGGATTTGATTTTAAGCGAAGAAGAATTTGAAAGACGTTTGGAATATTACTTTGATTCAGGATATACACTAATCGAAGGTGGGCATCCAATTCGTAAATCTTACGTCCTCAAGAAAGATGGTGCTCCGATTACAGAAATCGAGGTTGCTGTCAATGGTAGCGTGGCTTGGAGATTGTTGAAAATATTAATACACAATCACGTAAGCAATATTGATTTAGCTTACACGTTGAAGATGTCACACAGGTTCTTACGTAATAGTCCTCACTTCGAGACGACTTGGAAAGATATTCAAGACTTACGTAAGCTGGGTGCTAAAGTCCCAGATTGTTTAAGTATTTGGTTACACAGACGTGAGAAGGAAACGTATTACTACAATCATCCGAGCTTAAACAAAAGCAAGGAAGAATTCTTTGATACGAAAGGTGTAACGTATATTCATGATCACGATAGTATTCACGAAGCTGTAGCAATCGAGGATAAACCAGCATATCAGAGTTTCTTAGTGGGTGAAGTGAAAACGTGTCAGAAACTATTTGAACAACAATCTTTTGATACAAAGCTCAATGCTGTGTTAGAAGAAGCAATGGTGTTAGCTATTGAACGTAGTTTGATTCATGTAGATAACCCTTATGAAATGGAGCATGACATTTGGAGATACAGCCTAATGAAAGTATGCACCAGCATTACATCTGGTTGGTTTCGTGAATTTGCTTGGGAGAATTATGGTTTATGCTGTAAATTATATTACTCTCGTGTTCAAGATTTCTATACTAAATTTGAAGAAGCTTTAAATAGTGGAAAAATACTTCCACATAAAGCTTGACAGAATAAAGAACGTGTAGTATATTGTGTTTATATCTTGTAGCTTAATTGGTAAAGCCCTCGACTTTTAATCGAAATAGATGTTGGTTCAACTCCAACCAAGATATTTATTTTCATTTACCTCTTGACAATAACACTTCTCGTGTTATTCTTCTATTTTAACTCTAGGAATTCTTATCATGTCATCCCGCATCCTAACAGGGGTGTGCTTCCATTGTATCTGTTGTGGACGTTCTTTGTCTGGAGCAGAAACTACCAGAACATTCCCCAAATCTCCAGAACTTGTTGCCATGTGCAACACATGCTTACATAAATCAAAAGATCACGCTTATGCTTATGACTTCGAGCATCAAACACTAACTGAAGCAACTTCTCTCCAAAATCTCCCACAATATGATGAGAATTTCTAGGTTTTTATAAATTTTGTTTACATAATTTACTGTCAGCTATTGACATATAAAGAAATTGTAATAAAATCCCTGTAGATATTTGTAAAGATTTAAGGACATATGATGTCTGAAGTAGAAAAAGTAAGAGACGATAAAGGTCGTTTCAAAGCTGGTGTTAGCGGTAACGCTAAAGGTAGACCAAAAGGAACTACCGGAAATAAGCACCGCGCAGCTAAAGCTTCTCTTGAAAACCTCTTAATGAAAGAAGGCCCAGAAGCCTTACGTAAAATCAAAGAGATTGCCGATAAAGCATTGTTATCTGGCGAACTCAATCAAGCGATGAAATGCTATGTATTCATCTCTGAGAAATACTATCAATTAGTGATCCATAATGATCGTGTTGAAATTCAGCAAATCAAAGATGAACAAGCAAGAGCGCTGAAACAGCAACAACAAGAAGCAGAAGATACAGAAGATGAATCAACGTATCAAAATGTTGTTGTTAGCTTCTCAGCAATGTAACAAATAATCAATAACAACAAAAGTATCGTTTACGGTACACACGCTCATAGCTCGCTAGGTGGCTGTTCTCCTCCAGCACCTCTCCTCGCCTAGCGAGTTTTCTTTTTGTTGTTCGCAAGGAATCCCATGTCAAATAAATTAATCAACCTGAATTACGCAGGTAGTCGTCATTTTTTCAAAGGTATTATTGAGCAAGGTGCTAAATTAGCAGATTGGAGTTATTGCCAAATGCTCGTAGCTACTCGCTTAGGTATGAAGCTAGTAATTGGTGGTGTAGAACAAGATGTTGTAGACGGTCGTACATTGTTAGATTTAACATTTGCTGCCGCTAAACAAGGTAAGTTCACAGACGCTGAAGCAGAAGCTATTTGTGCTCAATTAGACCGTATTAGTTTACGTTTTACTTCAGTTCGCACTCCATTCTTCGCATCAGCCTATGAAGCATCAGAAGGTGCTGTTGAAGAAAAAGAGTTGACAGTAGAAGTAAAAGAAGATATTATCTCTCCTGAGCTGAAGGATGAAGCTGTTGAAGAAGCAGTAGAAAAGCCTAAAGCTGGTCGTAAAGCGAAAGCTAAGTAATCTTAAATAGAGGGAGAGATTATGATTAGACTGGATAAACTACCAACGGCAAAACAGTTGTTGGACTTGTATGATGCAGAAGAAATTGTTGTATATGTAGATTCTACAAAACCGTTTAAACGGAAGATTGCTAAATGGAAATCACAAACTCGCGCAGCATTAGGCGATAAAGCAAAGTATCACTTAGGAAAAGTAACTATTACATTAACTAACATTGATGTTAAGATGATGGCTAGTGGTAACTATTTTCTTGGTGTTAAAAATCCTATCCCCTATTAAGGAGAAAGTTATGATGGATGAAGGTGTAATGGGTATCACCTCCAATGAAGGCGTTTATTACGTTGAGCATGATTGGGGTTTGAATCTCAATTATGACGAAGAAGATTGGGGCGTAAGCCTATAATTAAAGAATTTCCCATTCACACATTGACGTGGTTTGGGAATACTAAAACAACTAGCCGTCCCTTAGCCCACTGAATATTAGGTTCAGGTATCCCTAAGGTTGTTGTCTCCACCTGTAATAAGGTGAATGCTGGTGCATTTAATGAGTTTAATTCCGGTATTTAGTTATAAGAACGCTCAACCTCTACGTTGTATGTTGAGCTTCATTTTTCTCAGCGTGGGTCAAAGGCTGACCGCTTGCTTTGGGAGCAAGATTATGTAGGTTCGAGTCCTACCACTGAGACCAATTCCCCCTCCAAAACATACTCAAGCACTATGATTTGAAATGTGAGGAAGATAAAGCCCTCTTGCAATATAGAGGGTTTTGTTATAACTACGCCAGATTGACTCTGGCTCCTTTCTTTAATGTATTCAAGTAGTATGTTAAACAAAGGAGAAATATGACTAAACAACATAATATAAGGAAGAAACCAGTTCAGAAAATTCCTGAAATTAAGCTTCAACCTAAACAGTTAGAATTCGCAAACGCTAAAGAAAGCATTGTATTCTTCGGCGGTAAATAATACTGCCGCCGTTAAACTTCCTTAATTCGGTGAAAGCTAAGTTGGGTATAAATATCCGATACGCCAATACCGAGCGAAGCTCTTAAAGAGAACGTGTAGAGATCAGTCCCGATGAGTGTAAGGACGTAGGGTGACAAGCTATTGGTCACTCGAAACAGGAAGCCATCTAACGATGGAAGATATGATCCAATTACTTCAGAAATGAAGGAAACAGTGTAGCGACTGTAAAATTATTAGGGTGCAGGTGGTGGTAAAACATATGGCGCATTATGCGTAAACTTATTAGGTATCCACGACCCATTATATTTCAGTGTTTTCTTCCGAACCACATCAACAGAGATCGATAAAGGTCTTTGGGTTGATGCCAAACGCATGTATATGCCTTATCTTGTTGACTCAAATGGTAGATTCTTGGGTCAAGCCAAAATCAATGAGCAACAAAAAACAATCACGTTTCCGTCTGGTGCTAGGACAACATTTTCCTATTTAAGCACAGATAAGGATGCTGATGCCTAAAATACTGGGTATCTAAAACGCTGTGAATTCAGGGGAACTCTCCAGTAGACAATCCTGAGCGAAGCCTTCGTACATGAAGGAACGTGCAACGACTATCGAAACCACAACAACTGTTGGAAGGGAGTAGAGTAGCTACAAGTGTAGCGAAGCGCAGCGCACCTAATAAGGTGATGATATAGTCTGAACTGTATGGTGACATGCAGCAGCCGAAAGGCGGTTAGTAATTAACGACTACTAATGAACATAAGGGTATGGTACAGAAATCAACTGTGCATTTTTTGAAGAAGCTCAATTTAGAACTCAATACCAATTCGATGTTATACGTTCTCGCAACCGTTCAATGTCTGGTATCCCAAAATCAATTCGCTGTACACTCAACCCCGATCCTAATAGCTTCATTTACTCGTGGATACGAGATTATTTGGACGAAGAAGATTATCCAATCAAAGAACTATCTGGAAAACGTAGATACTTTGTTATCGTGGAAGGTGAGCTTTACACCTCTTGGGATGCTGACGAATTACGCGACGCTTGGGGTAAAGAGCCAGAGACTTATACATACATCCCAGCAACCTTAGACGATAACGTCGCGCTGGATACACTCGATGCTTCCTATCGAAAGAAATTGGACAGTATGCCAGAAGCTAAGCGTAAGCAATTGCTCTTAGGCTGTTGGGCAATGACAGACGATACGGGAATCTTCTTCAAACGTGAAGATGTTAAGAAAGCTTCCAGTGTGCCAGCAAGTTGTTTCATGTGTCGAGGATATGACTTAGCATCAACAGCAGACGATACACCGTCCACTAAAGGTTGCGATGCTACAGCTTCTGTATTAATGGCTAAATCGAAAGACGGCTATTACTACTTAATGTCTGGCGATTACTATCGCAAACGCGCTGGTGATCGTGATGCCACTATCATTGCTCAAGGTAAACGAGACGGAACAGATGTTCATATCGTAATTCCTAAAGATAATGGTGCGGGTGGAGCTACAGCATTTGAATATATGTGTAAGCAGATAATGTCTGAAGGGTTAATTCCTAAACGAGACGTATCAAACAGTAACGCAAGTAAGTTGAAAAAAGCTGAACCTTTCTTTACTGCTGTTCAAAACGGATTAGTGTTCGTTGTTGAATCTGGCTGGGAGAGAAAAACACTTGACTATTTCTACAGAGAATGTGAGAACTTTGATGGTGTTACTAAATCTACAAAGTCTCGACATGACGATTTCGTGGATGCCGTAGCTACTGCCTTCAATTACTTGAACACAGCTAAAGTTTACACAGTCCCCAATCTCGGCGCATTCGCCAGTCCTCCTCCAACCACTAAAGCAATAGCTTTGGCAGATATGTAATATTATTCGGAGAAATAAATGTCCGATACTACGGATCAAATCGAGATCAAGAAAGCCGAAGCTTCCACTTCCGTAGAATCTACAAGGATTCGTACAGGTGAGATTGGAACACCAAATCTTCGTGCTGTTGGATCTTGGATTCAAAATGAAATGCGTAAAGAGCTTACTGCTCCTTACAATCTTGTTACATACGAAAAGATGCGACAAGACGCTACAGTCGGTGCTGCGTTAGGGACGGCAGAAGCTTTCCTAACTAAAGCACTAGCTAATGCAAAGTTTATCACCAACTCTAAGAATACAGAAGCTAAAGAATTCTGTGATTATTTGAATTGGAACTTAAAGAACTTAAAAGATGTTACGTGGTATGAAAGCTGCATAAACATTCTCACCTATCTACAATATGGTTTCTCATGGCTTGAAAAAGTCTACGAACCTAACTTCAGCAAGAAACACTCTAAGTATGTTTGGAAGCTAAAGAAGCTTGCTCCACGTTCTCAACATAGTATTGAGCAGTGGAAGTTTGATGATGATGGTAGAACAGTTATTGGCTTACGTCAATATCCACCACAAGGGTTAAACTTAGGCGCTACTAAAACCTACAATTATAACTCAGACCCCAATTCCTACATGAAACGAAACAAGTTCATGTTATTCTCTTGGGACAGTAAGAACAGCTCACCCATTGGCGTATCTCCATTAAATGCTTGTTACAAAGCGTGGAAAGAGAAAGTGCTGATAGAAGCTATAGAGGTTACTGGTGTTAGTAAAGGCGTAGGAGGACTTCTTACACTTCGCGTGCCTACAGAACATATCAACAAAGCAGCAGAAGATCCTAACTCCAACGAATACAAAACATTGATGGCATTGCAGCAACAAGCTGCATTAATGCACAATGGCGATCAAACATTCATCATGCTTGGCTCTGATGTCCAAGGGCCTAACGGTAACGGTAAATATGTCTACGATGTGTCGGTTACTGGGATTGAAGGTAACTCTGCTGTTTCCACCGATACAATCATCAACGAACGTAAGAAAGCTATTCTGGATGTATTCGGTGCTGGCTTTATCAACTTAGGTAATGAAGCTAACGGTAGTTATTCTTTAGCTGATGCTAAGACAAGCTTACATGCTTTCTTCATGGAAAAGCATATGCTGTTCATCCAATCTGTTATCCAGAACGATCTGGTGAAGCAGTTAATGGAAATAAACCGTGTTAGCTTACAAGAAGATGACATTCCTACGTTTCGTCTGAATGCGCTGGACGAAGTAGACCCAGAAGTATACTCAAAAATGATCCAACGTATAGCTTCCACAGGCTTGTTCGTGATGGAGAAAAACGTCATTCTAGATGTATACCGTAAGTGTGGTATAGATACTTCATTCTTGGAAGATATGCCAGAAGAAGATATGCTCAGTCGCTTAACAGCCTATACAAGCAGATCATCGGAGAGTGGGGGTACTTCTGGAACTGGAGATACCCAGTCTGGTGGCGTGAACTCTGGACTAAACAATGAGAACGCAGCTTGAAGAAAAAATCCCACAGTGAATTCTTATTAGAGTTAAAAACAGAGACAGATATTCTATCTAAATTTGAAATACTAGAGGAATACGTTTCAGCTAAGAAGAATATAAAAGTTAAATGTCTTTCTTGTGGAGATATATCAGATAAAATCCCAACATCACTACTTAAAGGCAAAGGTTGTAAGTCCTGCGCTGTAAGTAAACTACGTCTAACTGAAGACGAAATACAGCAAGGTATGAACAAATACTTCAGTGGTTATTCTTTGATTACACCCGTAAGAGATATTATCTCAACCAAGCAAAAGATTAAGTATGTTTGCAATGCTGGACATCATTGTTCTGGTACCCTGAACTCCTTACGTCAAGGACATGGATGTAGAAAATGTGCATATGTAGAACTTTCGCAACCTGATGTACTGCTCGCTAAAGTAAATGAGCTACCACATATAAAACTGGTCGGTGGGGTATACAAAAATTCAAGAAGTAATATGCTGTTTGAATGCACATTTCACGGTTTGTTTGAAAAAAGAGCAGACACTATCATGTATGAGAATAAAGGGTGTCCATCTTGTGCTGTTGTTAATAATAAACGCTACTCTACAAAAATAGCAGAGAGGAATAAGAGTGATTTCTTAAACAAAGAAGCACATCTTTACGTGATAACCATTGAAGATTTAGGTACTAAAGTCGGTATAACAACAAACCTGAATTCTAGAATAAAGCAAATAGAGAGTCAATCTGGTAAATCTGTTCATATACATTTACAACAGAGTACAAATCTTTATGATGCGATCATGCTAGAAGATAAGTGCCTAATTAACTTCAAAAGAAAATTAATTAAGAAGTGCTTTGACGGTTACACCGAGCTACTGGATTGTTCTCCAGAAGAAGTAATAGACTTTATTAACAAAGGTTAATCAATGAAAGAAAAATTATTGGAAGGTTTGTTAGCACTCATTGAAAAGTGTGTAGCTGATTCAGAACAACCAAATAAAAAAGAAGCTGAAGTAGCTGTAGTTAAATCAGTAGATACTCTACAACAACGTGCTTTGTTTGTTGTACTCGAACCACAAGATGATGATGGTTCTACTCGTGATGCTCATGGCGATTGGTATGGTGTGGATGATGTAGCTGAAGCTTGCGCCAACTTTAACGTGGCTTGTCGTAAAGCTGGTATCGATCACAGCGGTCTATTATCTAATGATGCTGTAGTCATTGAACAATCATTTACAGCACCTTGTGATTTCACTACTGAAACTGGTGTCTTCATCAAGAAAGGTACGTGGCTTCAATGGTGGAAGTTTAACAATGAAACTATCTGGGCTGGGGTGTTAGATGGCACATATACTGGTGTATCTATTGAATGTTCAGCCGTGGGATATGAGGTGGAATAATGTCAGAGACATTAAAACAAAAAGCTAAACGTGTATTAAAGAAGTTTGACTTCAACAAAGAAGACCATTGTGTATCTTTGGTTGGCCCTTCTCTTGGAAATGCCGCAAACGGTTTTCAAACAATTGTACTAAAGGCATCTAAGCCCGAAGAAACAATCGAAGTAAAGAAAGCTTTAGAGCAAATCACTGTCACACTATCTATGGAAGAATTCTTACGTAAGTTCTTCGGTATGTGGAGTGATGATGCTGAAGTGTTAACTAAATTGTTAGGCTTTGAAACAGAATACGAAGCTTACAAGAAAGAACAAGAAGCTAACGGTAGTGAACCTTGGGATTACTCTAAATACTTAGAGGACAAAGTATCTCAATTCACTATTATGAAATCAATGAATGAAGGCTCTATTGAATCTATCACTAAGTCTTCATTCAACGACATTGTTGCTTTGCAACAGAAATTAGAACCAGCTCTGAACGAGCATATTAAAACAAAGGAAAAACAAATGGAAGAACTGGAACTTGCTAAATCAGCTTTAACTGCAAAAGAAGCTGAACTGGCAACTCAAGTTGATCTAGTTAAATCTTTGGAAGCAAAAGTAACAGAGTTGGAATCTCAACTGGCTGTTGTCAAAGCTGCTGAGGAGAAGGCTGAATTCGACGCATTCGCTGCTCAACTGAAAGGTTTAGTTGCTGAAGAAAAATTTGAAACAGTTGCTAAAGCAATGTACGAAATGAACAAAGTTAGCCCAGAAGCTGTTGAAGTTCAAATCGAAGCGCTGAAAGCTGCTAACCAAAAACAAGAAGCTGCTGCACAAGTAGCTGCTGAAGGCTTGACCGAAGAAAACGGTCATAACGAAATCAAAGACGATGAAGCTGTTCAATTAGCTAAGTCTCGTCAATCTATCTTTGCTTACATCAAATAATCTAAGGATCTAAAATGACTAAAATTGCTACTACTC